GCAGAAATAACTCTTTATGGTTTTTATACAAATGTAGCAATTCTGACTTTCTTTGATTAGGACAAAACCAACAACCATTTCGTGTTCCGTGTTTATATATAGGACTTAATAATCCGTATTGTTCGCATAAGTCATAAGCCATTTTTTCGGTATAACCATATTTTTCTAGAAGTGATATTTTATCTGATTTGTTATGTAGACTTTTTAGTCTCTTAGGCTCATCTATTGCTATTCCTATATAGCTTATAACTTTATCGTTGAGTGTTTTGCAGTAATTATGTATTGGTGCTACTTTGCAATCTCGATTTATATGACATTTCCAACCAAGAGGGAAAGCACGAAGTTTTCCTTTGTTTTTGCCTCTTTTAATTTTGAACATGAACTCTTGCACTAAGTCTTTATCACTTTTTACTACAACGACTTTATATCCGAATTCCTTTTCTATTTTAGGTATTGCAACATTATATATGAAATCTCTATGTTCTGGGGTTTCGCCACTAATTCCATTTTGTAAATCAAACATTACTTCACAATAAAGAACAATGTCTAGTGGCTCATTGTGTTGGTGGGCGATTATAATTTGAGCTATTGAATCTTTACCAAAGCTACAACTTGCAATGTATTTCATTTATTGACCCCTTAGCAAATTCTCCATGATATCATCATTTGGAGAATTGTCATTCCATTCAGTAAGTTTTGTTTCTCTAACGACTGCATATATTTTTGCCCACACATCATTTGTTTGTCTTAGATAGTTTTGTGCCATTGCAATACAAGGATTGTTTATTGTTTTTCCATTACCATCTTTTAATAAGAAACCGTGAGTCGTGATTGCATCTTCGCATTCTAACCATCTAGATTTGCAATGAGCATATTCATCTAAGTTGTAAGGAAGAATTCCTTTTGTGCAGCCGATTTTTTCCAACCAATCATATACTTCTTTCCAGATTGCTTTTGCTTTTGGACTTAACCAGTTGGCTGGTTTTTTTAACACATTACTGCTATCTTCAAACTCTAAAACTTCAATAGGTCTTTTACCAGGATTTCCATTTAATATTTTCTCTGTTGCTGATTTTTTTGGTCGTCCTGCATTTGGTCTATAACCTCCACTTGGCATACATTTTCTCCTTGTTTTTTGATTTTATTTTGATTTTGTTTTGATTATTTTTGAGAAATCAAAACAACAAAAAAACACAGCAATTAAAAGGTTTTTGCTGTGTTTTAATAAACTAAATATTTAATTTTTTTTGATTTTTGATTATGCGAAAATTTGTGAGAGAGTGCCGCCCCGCTCAGGAAGGCAAAAACTCTAGAAATTTGACCGCCCCTGGGGTTATATACTAGTTAGCTCTTTGTCTATATTTTTTCAAAATTTCTTTTACTTCTTCTAATGGTTTGACTACCGTTAGTCCAACTTCGTTCATGGCTTTTATCAATTTCTTTGCATCTTTTGTTAATTGTTTATCATTTGTTTTCATTTCTTTTTATTTCTCCTATCAAAACACTACCGTAAAGATGATTGAAAGTCCAGGTTAATTGTTATTTTTCTTACCGAATCTACTGCCTTCTTCTATTGATTTTCTACTATGACAAGACCAACACAATGATTGTAAGTTATCCATATCTAATGGCGCACCACCTTGTTTTATAGGTACTATATGGTCAACCATAGTTGCTTTTATAATAGTTCCATTCTTATAGCATTCTTCACAAAAAGGTGAAGAGGTAAGTTTTTGTTTTCTTACAGCTCTCCACCTTGGAGTATTATAAAATGTTTTACTAAAAGTATCTCTTTGATATTTGTTGTAGTCAGAATCCATTTTCTTTTTATGTACTTCACAATATAGGTTATGGGTTAGGTTTGGACAATTTGGATAGCGACAAGGTTTCTTGGGTAAGTGTGGCATGTTTTCTCCTAATTATTTTTTCTACCTCTATTATATGGGCTTGGTCGTGCCAAATCGTTACTAATTCGTTTAGGGTTCGTGCTAAATCGTGCTAAATTTTTTGACCTGTTAGAGAATCATATAGTCTAACTAAATCTTTTACAGCTTGTTCTTTTCGATAAAAAGCATTGCTTTTTGATAAATAATTCTTTCTAGCATACTTTTCAAGGGAAAGTCCTTGCACATAAATCGCTTGTATTATTTGTTTCTTGCCAGTATTCAAGCACTCTATTGAGATATCCAGCAAGAACAATTGCTGTTCTAGTTGAGATATATGTTCTTTTAATTGTTGATTTAATTCTATTTGGTTTGATTTCAACATCTTTGTTTGTGCTTTGTATTCTTGATAGTTTTTTAGCAAGTTTCTTACGAGTGTTAATGTAGGCATCATATCCTCCTTGAAATTGTATTTCTTCTAATAGGTCAAGTATTGTTTTTCTATTTAGGTCAACAACCCAATCTTCATTTGGTAGGTCTTCAATTTTTGTGTCTAACCAAACCTTTATTTGTCCACAATCTTCTAGTTCTTCAGTCCAGTATTTGGTTTCACATATTCCTACTAAATTCCATATTTGCTTATTTTTTTCTACGATTTCTTTTTTTCTAAAGAATAAATATAATTCTTTATTGTAGATTTCATCTAAATATTTTAATTTGAAGTATCTTTTGTTTTGATATTTCTGACTTGTTTCAATAAATGTTTCGCATTGTTTTTTTATATCTGTTTTTATGGTGGTTCCTGATGGAAGTATTACATTCATACATCCAAGGGAATTTTCATAATCCATTATGGCTTCGGCTGTTATTTTAACTTTATGCTGAAGTATGTCTTCCATCAAGACCTCCTTAATTTTCTTTTTTGAGTAATGATATTATTTCTTTTACTTGGTTTAAGTCGGTGACAACAAATGCTAGTCCACCTGCACCTATAATCTTTCTAAGTGTAATTGTTTGTAAGAGTGTGGGTTTATTTCCTGGTAGTTTACACTCAAAAGCAATAAATTTTCCTTTATAGCAAACTATTATGTCTGGTATTCCAGCTGTGCCATACTGACCACCATGTTCTTTCCAGAAGAATAGTTTATCTATGGTATTGAGATATTTTCGTATTTGGTCTACAAGATCTTTTTCTTTCATTGTGTATTCCTTTCTTTATAAAAGTACCTACACACATTACACACACTACACTAAATGTAAGATATTACTAATGTAAGCAAAATGCTTTGGGAGACTTTGTATTTTAAGTGTTTTGGGGGCATTGGGAGTGATGGGAGAGTGTATGGTCGTGTATGGAGAGTGTATGGTAATGTGTTTATGTCTTTGTCCACATTGTTGTTTGTTTTGGGGATATTTTGATAAATCGTGTAATGTGTGTAGTGTGTGTATGGTGTTTTGTTATATTTAGTCAAAGTCCTTGCTGTTTTCATTCCAAAATGCTCTTTGGATTGGAGCAAAAATATGAATCATTCCATTGTTTTTTCGTTTTGTAGAATGTTCCCATCGTGTTGCTTTAAATATTTTTCGTTCAAAGTCATAGTTACTTAGCATTTTGCCTATTGCTGATTCAGTTTCTACAAGAGCTTCATCTGGAAATAATTTGTCGTGGATGTTAGCAAGTTGTCGCACTGTACCAGACCATCCACTTGATTGCTGTATAGATAATGCTAATAATGTTTTAGCGATTGGGTTCTTTTTGAATTCTTCTTCTTTTCGTTTGGCTTCTTGTTCTTCTGGTGACCCAACTACTGACCAACAACCATTTTCTTCAGACCTTGTTATTACTATTTCCTTGGAGAAAACATCACGACCAGTAATGTGTAAGTTTGCATATTCATCATTTCGCTTTTTCTTATAAATAATGATTGAGGTGTCTGATGCTCCCATTATGGCAGTACTACCACTAGTCATATTAAAGACATCGTTTTCATCCAGCATCTTTCTTGTATGGTGTATCAATATAATGCTGATGCCATACTTATCGGCAAAGTTTTTCAATATCGCCATTTCTCTGTAGTCATAAGCATAGGCACTTTCATTCTTTAATGCTTGGCCTCTAATCTTCTGAAATGTATCGAATATAATTACCTTTAAGTTCTTGTAAGTTTTAAGCAACTTTTCAAGGTCTTCAATAAGTCCATTGTCCAATCTTTTAGCTTCTACCTTAAACATTGCTCCAGGGCTTGGTCTTTTATTATTCCATACTTTATTCATACGACTTTTAAGTCTTCGGTCTTGGTCTTCAAGAGCATAGTATAGAACTGAGCTATGGGTGGTAGGTTGGTCTAGGAATGTCTTCTTTTCCACAATGGCATTTGCTAGTTGCATCATCATCCATGATTTGCCAATCTTACTTGATGCTACTATGATAGTAAGCCCTTCTGGTATGTAATCCTTAGCAACCCATTTTACTGGTGCTATCTCGGTATCATATAAATCTTCAGCAAGGATTACATCGGTTGACCCTTTATATAATCTTTTTGCTTGAAGATGAGCTTGATGTATTCTGTTACAAAGTCTATCAGCATTCTTCATTAGTAATTCATTTGGATCTTTGCAATAATCTGCTATGTTAAAAACTACATGTTTAATATCTATATCTCTAAGCATTTCTACTAGTTGCTCAGTTGCTGTTTGTCCAGCTTCATCGTTATCTAGGCAAAGGATGAGTGGGGCAATAGGTTTGTAAGTTTTGCATTTCTCTACGAGTTTCTTAATATTGCCTTTTCCACATAATGATATTGCTATGCCACCATACTGCATTATGCTCATAGCACAAATAGGACTTTCTACTATAAAGATGGGGCTTCTGCTATTTCGCCTTAAAGCATTTTCATTCCAAAGTGGTTCTTCTCCCGCATCTTCAGTTTTAGGTTTAAAGAATTTTTTGTCTATTATGTTTCTTGTTTGATAGTATGTATAATTTGAGCTATATGGAATTACTACAGCATTTCTTTTGATGTCAAATCCAACACCAAATTGTTTTAAGGTGGCGGTAGTTAGACCTCTTTTTTGTAGGTAGTCAGTTTTATCTAGGTCTTTTTGGCAAGATACAATATATTCTTTAATTTCTTTTTGCTTGTCATTTAATTCTTTGCTTTCAAAATTTATTTGCAAATTGAAATCTTTGCATATCATTTTGGCTGCATCAATATTGTCTATATTTTTCAATCTTGCTACGAACTTAATTCCATCGCCACCGAAGTTGCATCCAGCACTAAAACAATTAAACATGTTGTTTTTTTCATCTACACTTAAAGAAGGAGTTTTATCGTGGTGCAAAGGACAAGACACTTTGTTATTCCTATTTATAGGTTGATGATAATACTCTATAATTTGTCGTATATTAATCCTGTCGTTTATTTCTTTGAAAACATTATCCATTTTTTCTCCTTCATTGGAGCGAAGTTTTCTTATTCTTCACTCTCATAATTTTCTTGTAAGTTTTTAGCAATTGCTTTGACTTGACTTGTTAAGCTGTCAATTGACTTTTGCTCAGTCTCAGTTAATTCTCGCACTGTGTTTACTACAACTTTGCTGTAAGTAATACCACCAGAGTTTTGTACCTTTTTCAAACTGAATTTTGATACTACTTGATTTGATTTTTTATTCTTTGATACTAATCTCATTATGTATTTTGAGAAGTCTCCAACACTTGAAGTTGGTAGAGTAAATATGACTGGCAATGCTTCGTTCTTTCTTAAGATGAAGATTCTTCTTTTTGTCTTACATGCTTTGCCACCATTCTCGCCACTACCAAAGATATTGTTAGGACATTCTTTGCATTGTCTTAATTCACCAGTATCTCTATCCATACCAACTACACCATCTATTGATGAACAATTTGGAGCTTCATTTGAGCCATTGTATTTTTCTTTATAGTAGGAAAGCATAGGGTGATGATATAGGATTACTGCTTCGAATTCTTTTTCAAGTTCCGGTTCTTCTGGGTTGTCTCCAGGGACTTCGTAGGCAAGTCCACCACCACTAGGAACTTTAATCCTATCAAATGTGATATTTAGTCCTTGCATTTCTTCGCCTAATGCATCACTTAGGTTGTTGTTTGTTGTTAAAAAATTGTCTTCTTTCTTTACGATTTCGTTACTCATATATTTCTCCTTAATCTCTTTTAATTCTTATTGATTGTTTTTCGTATGTATTGATAAGTCCATTTAGCCACTCAGGAAGCATTCCTTCGTTTTCTCGTTTCATTTCACGAACAACACCACCAAGTGTGTTTGCATTTATTGTGAATAGGTTTTCATATCCACGTTCTTTGAACTGCTTGTACAATTCATCTTTTGTCTCTGGATTCGCTGATTCAAATTCACGACTTACCATTGAGAATAGAACTCCGTTTCTCTTAAAACTATCTAGTTCTTGGTCAGTCATTTTTTGTAGCATTTCAAGTTCTAGTTGTTCCATTTCTTTGGTTGCATCTTTCAGCTGTTGTTCAATCTTTTGTTTGGTTTCTCTTGCTTGTAGATATTTGTCTGATAGTTCAAATAGTTCTGTGTTTTCCATAGGTTCTCCTTGTTATTTTTGTGTGTTGAATAGTGATTTCCAGTTGTCAACCACTAGATCGGCTATGCTTTTCTTTTTCTTTAATGCATCAAAGACTTTTTCATCAATTGTCTTTTGAGCTAAGAGATGTATGTAGGTACACTTATTCTTTTGGCCTATACGATGTATTCTCGCTTTGGCTTGTTCATAGTTTGAGAAACTATAATCTAGGGAGTAGAATACTGCTGTGTCGGCGGCGGTTAGTGTTAACCCCATACCAGTTGTTTGGATTTGTCCTACAAATACTTTTGTGTTGCTGTCTTTTTGAAATTTATCCACTTGGTCAGCTCTATCTTGAACATCTCCTTTGATTAATGAATATCCAATTCCTTTCTTTCTAAGTAGAAGTTCTATTTCATCAATCTCAGGGACAAATCTTGCAAAGACTACAAGTTTTTTATTCGCTTCCATGCATTCATCTATAATTTCTTCTAGGACTTTAATTTTTGCCGTAGATACCTTGTATGTTTCGTTTGCAAATTCAGTCCTTATATTTCCACCTGTTAGTTGTGATAACCTTAATAATTTTGTTAAGACGTTTGTTGCAACAACATTGCCTTGTTCTAGTTCTGCAACACTTTCTCTTTCGAGCTGTCTATAATGAGCCATTGCTGTTGGCTCTAGGGTTACATATCTTATTTGGTCTACTTGCTCTGGTAAATCTAATGCTTCCTGTTTGGTTATTCGGAATGCTATACTATGAGCTTTTTCAGTTAGTTCTGGTAAGTTTTTGTATCCTACAACTTGGTGGTTTCCATAGCCACCTAGAATTGCATATCTACCTCTAAACGAATAGAAACTTGAACCAAATATTTGGTCATCTAGAAACTTGTATTGAGAAAAGAAATCTAATGGGTTATTTGTTACTGGTGTGCCAGTTAATATGACATTGTGCTTTGATACTTTTCCAAGTCTATGTAGAGCTTTTGATTGCTTTGCTTGGGGATTTTTAATCTTGCTAGATTCATCACATACTATTAAGTCTGGTTTCCAGGTCAGCAATTCGTTTTCAATTCTCCATGCTGATTCATAGTTCACTATTGCTACTTGTAATGCTGTTCCGAATAGGTTATTTAGCATTTGTTGTTTCTTTGCTGTTGTTCCTTCTAGAACTGCAATATTGAACGAGTAGTTAGCAAATTTTTTTATTTCTTCCTCCCAAACTGGAACAATTGAGAGTGGGGCAACGATAAGCATTTTATTTATCTTATTGTTGTTATATAAAGTACCTGCTAGTGCTATTGTTATTAAGGTTTTGCCAGTACCCATCTCTGCTAGAATTGCGACTGATTTACTTTTTGCCATTTCGTTTTCTCCAGTATTCTTTCATATGTAGACTGGTGTGTTCAGCTTTGGTCATTACTTGCAGATTGTTGGGTTTGTTATTGTGTTTGTTTCCATCGATGTGATGTACTACTTCATTTGATTTAAGGTCTCTACCAAGTTTTAGTCTTGCTATTCTACGATGCTCTGGTTCTCCTAAATATTTATTATATGTTTGTGTTTCTTTACCTTGTTTAAGGTTGTAATCAAGCATTCGTTTTCTCATTTGAGATCTTTCATCTATGGTTCTACCTGGCATATTCATTGGGTTAGATGTTTGGTTATAATGTGAAAATAATTTAGAATTAAAGTCGTTTTTACACTTTCTTGAACAGAAATTATATCGATGAATTCGTGATGAGCTTTTGAAAGTTATTTGTAGGCAGTTATCACAAATTACTGGTATTATCATTGCTGATATATCCCATTATCATTAGTGCGAAAAGAAAAGCATTTTTTTGGTGTTTATATGGTTTAACCTTGATAGGCATTTCAGTATTAAAGTTTTGGTTGCTCAATTTTCATGCCCTCCCAGTCAATAAGTTTTGATGCTTCAATAGCTCCAAGTGCATATACAAATTTTCTTGCAACATCATATCCAAGGTTTCTTTCTTCATTAAGCATTTTAGTTACCGTGGAGTGGTCAACATTAAGCATCTTTGCAAATTGTCTTTGTGATATTTGTCTTGCATCTAAGTATTCTTTTAATTTTTTAGTTAGTAATTTCATTGTCTTTGTTCTCCTGCATTCTTGTAGGTAGTGAGAAGTCTTCAATAAGTTCTTTTAGTAAAGGATTGTTGGAATGCTCCACCTCCTGCAAAAGGTTCAAAGCACGATTGATAAGTTGCAGCTTATCATTGGTTATTATTTTTCCTTGTACTATATATTTGGTGTCTAGTCTTACACCACCTGTGTCTCTGCCTCCAACGAATACTTCAATGGGGTAGCGATATGATAAAGATTGAATATGTCTTCTAATTGTTCTTTCTGATACTTCAACTTCGTTAGCAATGTCTTGCATCTTATGAAGTTTTCCATCAGAAATAAAGTTCAGTATATCTGCTGTAATACTAGAACTTCGCAAATCCATATCGTTACCTCCTTTTTTCGTTTTTGACACCTACATAATACATAGGTCAATCGGACAGCATTTGTCCGATTGAAAATATTTGTGTTAATTTTTTTGAAATTTTTGCAAAAAAAATCCCAAGCAAAGTGGGCAGGTGAGCCCTTACTTGGGATTGTCTTATTTTATCTAAATTTGTCGTAAAAAAATCCCTAGCATTTCTTTATTGCTTTATTTGTATTTGTAATAAAGAACGCTAAGGTTCGTAATATTAAATAAGGAACGCTGAGGTTCGCTAAGGAGTTTTAGTCAACAAACTCCATTGATATATAAAGTGCTTCTTTACACTTAGTGCATTTCATCGAGTGTAAGCATTGTTTCTTTTTAATAGCTTTAGGCATACGGGTCAGAATCTTACATATAGTAGTTTCATCAGTTGAAGAGCATTCTCCAACACACCTGCCACAATGTGGACAAAATAACTTGATGGTCATTTAGGTTTTCGCCTCCTTAAAAATTATGAATTGAGCTGACTACTTTTCCGATAATTCTTACATCATCTAATATAATATCTTGAAATTTTGGATTCTCTGGATGTAGAATTATCTTTTTTCCGTTTCGTAAAAATCTTTTTACCGTTACTTCATCTTCGATCATTGCAACCACAATATCTCCTGGTTCAGCACAATTACATTTTCTTATAACCAAGAAGTCTTTGTCTTGAATTCCTGCTCCTATCATGCTTTCTCCTTTTGCATGTAGTAAGTAAGTTTCGCCACTACCAAAGATGTCGGCTGGTAGAGAATAGGTACCCTCTATGTTTTCCACTGCAAGAATAGGTAAACCACAGGTTGCTGTGCCGACAAGTGGGGCTACTACTGTTCGGCCTAGATTTAGCTTATATGAGATAGCAATTCCACCTAGGTTGTCTTTTTCAAGTGAACCTTGGGAATGTAGTTTGTTGACATATCTATGCACTATTGCTAGATTGCTGAATCCCATTGCTTTCATTATTATCCTGTACGAAGGCGATTTGCCATTCTCACTTTGATACTTCTTTATGTATGAAAGAAGTTCTGCCAATATGGTTTCATTTAATGTTTTCATTTGTATTTCTCCACCAAAACGAAACTCTCCGTTTCGTTATGTTTAGAGTATAGAACATTTGTTCTGTTATTGCAATCATTTGCGACATAAAAAAAGTCCCAGACCTGTCGGATGGACAAATCTGGGATTTCGTAAATAATATTTAATTTTTATGCCGCAACTACTGCATTGTGGAACTGGTCAACAATTGTTAGTAAAATACCTATCTTTTCTCCAAATATTGAAGTCAAATCATAGTTTTCAAATGGGCTACTATTTACTAAGTTGTATCTAGTAATATCTCCATTTTCTCTTACATAATTAATAATTGTTTTCACGAATTCTTGCTGTCTTGCATTTAGAACATTTTCAGAAAGGAATTGACCAAACTTATCGTTTATTACTTGTTGTTCAACGCCTACAATAGACCTTACAAATACTGCAAGGTTGTCCTTATTGAAGTAATTATAGTATTCTTCCTTTGTTCCCAATTCGTTCCAAAGGATGTCTTCAAGTTCTTTTAGATCATCTGCATTTATTTGTTCTAGGTTTTTGATTTTCTTAATTACTTCTTTGTCGCTATTTTCGGCAAGGTAGTCAATAACTTTCTTTTCGTAAGTTTTCATTCCTGCAATATTTACACCAGTACGAATTTCATTTTCAGTAATAGTGTCGTTGATGTCGATATCATAAACTCTTGCATCTGGATTTCCAGAGATAAATACTATAAGTTCTCTTAAGTCTTTTCTTAGTTGTTCCAAACCTTCAATAGTTATGTTATCCCAATATTGTTTTGTTTGAACTAATTCTATTGTTTTCATATGAGTTCTAACTTGAGGGATTGTTACCATATTTGATAATGCTTGAGCTATAACTATTACGGCATTTTGACTTCTTGTAGAGTCTTGAGATTTATCTAATAGTGATACTTCAATATTTAATATTTTTAGATCGAATATTTTTGCAAGTTCATCTTCTTTGGTTGGAGAAACAAGTTCAGTAATGTGAGCTTTAATTTCTTGTAAATCAACCTTGGAAATGTATTGCCATGTTTCAGCTAGTTTGTATTTGTCTACATATTCTAAATTTTCTCTTACTAGTATTTGAGTAGGAGATAGTTTATTAATGTCTTCTAGTACTTCTTTTACTAGGGATTCTCTATATTCAACACAGAAATCATCTTTTTGCCATTCAAGTGATTGTAAGCAATGGATTATTTCAGCTTTCATATTGAATAATCTTTGTGTTAGATTTAATGAACCTTTACCAGAACCTTTTTTTTCTACGAATGTATCAAAGAATCTAAAGTTATCGCAGTAGTCAAAAATATAGAATCCTTGCTTATCTTTTTGAATAGCCATATCTGGTTGTTCAATTCTTCCTTCAAAATAATCTCTTGATGGAGATTCAACTCTTATGTTGTCACAAAGTCTTGTACCACGACCAATCATTTGTAGGAATTTAATTTTAGATTTTACAGCTCTAAAGAATACTAAGTTGACTACATCTGGCACATCTATTCCAGTATCAAGCATATCAACTGAAACTGCAATTTGAGGCATTTTGTTTCTAATACCAAAGTTTTCTATTAATTGTCCTGCATAGTTTACATAGTTATCTATTAAAGCACAATAGTCATCACCACGTTCTGGGAACATTGATTCAAATTCTTCTACTATCATTTGTGCTGTTTTGTGGTTTGGCGCAAAGATTATTGTTTTACCAATATCTTCGCCACTGTTTATTTTTAATCCGTCTCGCATCAATTCATGGAGAACTTTCTTAATTGTGTCTTTGTTATAAAATTTCTTGAATAATTTATTTCCAGATACTTCTTTATCTTTGTCTATTACATCGTAGTCAAGGTTGTATTCTCCGTCCATAGTAATAGCATATTCAGTTTCTATCTCAGCAATTTTTTCTGGAGGTAGGTCTGAGTATTTGAAACCTCTTTTCATTATTTCGGATGTTCTATCAAATACACTAAATCCAACAAGGTATCCATCTCTTACTGCTTCATCTAATTCATAGTGGAAGTTAGGGAATCCTTCTTCAAGGTTGAACATTGTGTATGTGCTTCTATCCACATCGTTTCTAGGAGTTGCTGTCAAACCAACAACTAATGAGTCAAAATAACGGAATATAGCACGATATTTATTAAATATTGACCTATGTGCTTCATCGACTATAATTAAGTCAAATCTACCAATGCCAAATTTCTTATTATCTTTGTCTATGTAATTTATCATAGTTTGGTAGGTAGAGAATATAATTCTTGAATCAATGTTTTTGTTATCTAGTTTATCTGATAGTACACACATTGATTCGGATTGAAGATGTTTTGCAAAGTTTTTCTTTGCTTGTTTTACTAGTTCTACACGATCTGCAAGGAATAATACATTTTTAATAAAGTTATTTCTCTTTAGTAATTCAACTAATGAAATTGAGACCCTTGTTTTTCCAGTTCCTGTTGCCATTACTATTAGAGCTTTTCTATTTTTTTTCTTGAAATGTTCGCAAACACTTGTAATAGCCATTTTTTGATAATGTCTACCAGAAATGTTTTCATCTACAACTAAATCGTTTAGTTTTATAGTTCCACGTTTCTGAATCATCATTTCTAATTCATCAATAGTGTGGAATCCATATACTTCTCTTGATGGATATCCTAGACCATCTATAATTCTAGTTTCATATCCATTTGTATAGTATATTACTGGTCTTACACCGAATTCGGCTTCTAGGCAGTCGGTATATAGTTTGGCTTGTTCTTCGCCTTTAATAGGGTTGACATCAGTTTTCTTAGCTTCTACAACAGCAAGTGGAGTACCATCTCTACCAAATAGTACATAGTCGCAGTATCCAGTATCTTTATTATTTGGCATACCTTTTACTTCAATTTCAATACCTGCTTTGGCTGCTGTTCTTTGGTTCTTAGTGCTAAGAACTTCCCATCCAGCTTCGTTTAACCAACAATCTATATACAATTTTCTTGTTTCAGCTTCAGTAAGTTTTTTCTTAGTAGGTAGGATAGTCGTACTATTAATTTTATCTGAATATTTAGAAATTTCTTTTTCATTTACTTTTACTTCTTGGGTTGGCACGACTTTGATTGCTGTTGGTTGAGTTTCGAAGTTTCTATCAAATATGTCGTAGTCTTCAATTACACCTAATTGTATTAAAACTTCGCCAACAAAGAAGTGTAAGTTTTCCAAACAAGCAAGTGCTTGTTGTTTTGTAATTTTTTGATTATGGATAGCATCATTTCCAATCTTTCTAATAAAATGTAGAGAGGCAAGCGTTTCTTTGTCCGAAACAAATGAGGTGAATACAAAGTTATCTACCAATTCAAACAATGTTGATTGTTCTGGCACATGGCCAAGTTTTAGTAAATAAATGGCTTTTACCATATATTCTAATGCTTTTCTGCTAAAAGTTGCCGATATCTCTGGATTGGATACGACAAAAGATTCACTTATACTGCAATATTCGTATAAGTCCTTAAAGTCTTTTAGGTTTTTTAGGTATTCAAAGTTAGCCATTTTTTACCTCTCTTTTTTTATTAAGTTTTTTGATGCTTAAAATATTATAACATAGTTTCTTAAAAAGTGTTATGTTTTCATGAAATTTTAATTTATCGATGTGTTTGACAAAGTTAGCAAACTGAGTTTGTTGTTCGATTGGTGGCTTTTCTAT